AAGGCATACAGTATCTTTGAAGATAAGGCAAAGGCAATTCAGGTCTGTGTCAATCGTTTTGATGATGAAACTAAGCAAGCATTCCTTGAACTTTATGACAAGGTTGATGCTGACTTTGAGATGCCAATTGACGAGGAGGCACAGTCCTGATATAATATGGGAAACTCTTGGTCCTTTCTATACGATGCTATGTACAGTTCTGAAAACGATTCCTGTTTGACTAATAAAGTTGATACAATTACTCTTTTTGATGATACTATGACAGATTCTAAACGGTACAAATACAGTGAGGATACTATTCTTCAAGAACTAAAGGATTATATTTCTGGAACCTACAACGCTCACTACTCTGCTGGTGATGACAAGATTCAAACTCTGGATCTGATTGAAGCATGTGGCGACGGTGAATCTTTCTGTCGCAGTAACATTCTTAAGTATGCCTCTCGCTATGATAAGAAAGGCACCGCCCGTCGTGACATCATGAAGATTCTGCATTATGCTGTGCTTCTGATGCATTTCAACGACAAAAACTCACAACGTGAAACTTACCCTCAGTGATGAAACTACGCGAATCTATGAAACTGTCTGATAACACCCTCACTATCCTCAAGAATTTTGCTGGGATTAACAACTCTATTCTTGTGAAGCAGGGTACTAAACTCCGTACCATCTCTGTTGCTAAGAACATTCTCGCTGAAGCAGAGATTGATGAAGAGTTCCCTCGTGATGTTGCTCTGTATGACCTGAATCAACTTCTGAACATTCTGAGCACTTATACCAATCCTGGTCTGGATTTCAAAGAAGAAAGTTACCTTGCCTACCGTGAAGGCAATCGTCGGGGTAAGTATTTCTATTCTGACCCTGCTGTTATTATCGCTCCTCCTGAAAAGGAAATCAGTCTTCCGACTCAGGACGTTTGCTTCCAACTGGATAGCAATACCCTCTCTCAAGTTCTGAAAGCTGCTGCTGTTCTGCAACTTCCTGACCTGTCTGTTGTTGGTGGTGCTGGTGTTGTTAAACTGGTTGTCCGTGACAAGAAGAACGATACCTCTCACGCAGAAGAGTTTGTTGTTGGAGAAACTGATAAAGAGTTTACCTTCAACTTTAAGATTGAGAACATCAAAATCATCCCTGGTGCTTATGATGTCATTGTCTCATCTAAACTCTTGTCCAAGTTTACCAACTCCAAGTACAACCTTACATACTTTATTGCTCTGGAACCTGATTCTACATTCGGATGAGACACATTCTCTTTACCCTGAAGGGTTGTCCTTTTGGACTTTTAGATGATGAGGCACATGTTCGTAATGTTCTTGTGAACGCTGCCACGCTCTCAGAGAGCACTCTCCTTGGTATTCAGTCCCACAAGTTTGATCCCCAAGGAGTTACTGCCGTGGCACTACTTGCTGAGTCTCACATCTCCATTCATACCTGGCCAGAGAATGGAATGGCAGTGTGTGACGTTTTTACTTGTGGTCAACATACAAATCCCAGGTCTGGTGCAACTTATATGTACGAAGCCATGGGAGCAACTGATTTAGTTTCTGAAATCTTTCAGAGACCCCTTGACTAATTAATTATGATGGTTCAATACAAAAA